ATGTGGAAACTGTTTTGCTAATTCGTTTATAGGTATATTTTTAACCTCACCTACATAATATATATCGTCAAAGTAAGGAGATTCAGTGTATGAATAAACTAAATCGGCAGGATCAACATAATCAATTACAACACCTTCAGACGTATTGAAAGTAGTTTTTACAGCTCCTATACCTAGAACTGTAAGATCGTAGTAAAATTGTTTTTTTATTAATTCATATTTATTACCTTCCATTAAAACTTTCAAAGCTTGTTCTTCTGCTATTTCAACAGACTGCTTATAAGTTAACTGCATGTGTAGCGCTAGCTCTTCTTCGTTTGCTGGTAAAGTTTCTTGATCAGAGTTAGAGACATCAATACCAAAAGTACTATTAACAAAATCATTATATGTTTTCATGTTTATATCCTCTAACAAAGCTTCCATATACTCTGTTCTTTGAGACACTCCATAAGGATCAACCGAATAAGCTTTTATATCATACATACGTTCTGCTAGACCATTAACAACTATATCCACAAACTTAGGTATAATAGGTACAGGTGTCCAGTCTAAATTTAAATAGGACAAATCACCATTTATAGACAACTCGTCCTTATATTTCTGCACAGACTGCTCTCCTCTAGCGTAAAGCCTTAGTTCATGAAAATTGTTTTGATTCGCGTCGTATCTTGTTGATCTATTGTCATTATTAAACCACTCTGTTTCTATTGCTTTAGCAACCTTTAAACCATAATCGTAGCTTAGCTTTTCAGCATCGCTTACGACTTGACTTGGAAAATAACTTTTTATAACAGACTCTGCCATATTTATTTTTTAATTAATTTAGATGTACTACCGTTGTTTGAATACTTAGCAATACTTAAGTTTAGTTTAGGTTTTTGTATTGGTGCATTTGGTCTATAAAGATGTCTATTGTTAGCCATTATAGCTAAACCAGAACTAATAGACGCATCATGCTTTGTTCTTTTATTTATATCAAACTTTGCCCAGTCATTTAACAACTCGTTAAAATAACAACTACCAATACTACCATCTTGTTGTAAACCAACGTTATCTTGTATATACATTTCGATAGCAGCGGCGTGAGCTTGTTTTATATCCTCGCTAGAGTTAGGCATACCACCTATTTCTTTTTCAGCTACAGATAATTTATTCCATATTTTATCAGGTCTATTCATACTAAAACCTCTATAGCCACGTCTTCTTAAATAATACAATAAACGAGGTTTGTTGTTCTCTGCGAGTATAGGCATCCCGTAAAATACTAATGCCATTAGAACGTCCTCAAAGAATATTTCTGCGGTTTGTGGTCTGGCTAGGTATTCTAAGAAGAACTGGTTAGCAGGAGCGTCCTCCATGCTAAACCTAGTTAATCCATGGAGTGCACCTTTAGAGCCGACGCCATCGACGGTACCTGATATATCGTAGCTATCGCAGCCAAAAGCACCCATATGTTCGTTACCTGGATGTTTTACACCGTTTTTAATTACAACTTTGTTTTGTAACTGTTGAGGTGGTGTCCAGCTTACTTTAAATCTACCTTTCGGATCTGGGTAAAATATTACTTTAGAATCTTTAACACCATTTACCCATTGAAAATTACCTTTAGTAATGCCTAGTGTTCTAGACATTTCTTCATTATAATCTATTTGTTCGTATATTTTAACTAAGTTAAATATACTGTTTTTTGTTTCATCTCTGAATGCGTGTTCTGTAGTTCTTGGAAACTGCCTGTAAAATTCGTTCAAAGCATCTTGATCGCCTTTTAATCCATCAGCTTCGTTTTGCCAATTTTCTACTACACCTACGTCTATTAACTCTCCATGTGGGTCGAAGACATCATAGTCTGGACTATCAAACACTGGAATTCCGTACTCATCAATAAATCCTTCGTAATTCCACTCCATTGGGATAAAGAGAGAATACAAGCCAGACGCTGTTTGTCCATTTCTGTTTCGCTTAGTGACGTCTGATGCGTTATATAGTTTTTTAAAGTTTTCTCCACCTTTGTCTAATGCGTTTGATGTTGAGCCCATCATACATTTACCTATAATTCTACTACCTAATCGTAAACATGTTTTGGTAACTCTCCAGTTATTTAATATATTATCGGGTCTTTCCCATTTACCGCTTTCATCGTGTACTAACAGCTGAAGTTTTTCTCCGTCATAACTGTTATCACCTGTATTTTTCCAATCAATAGTAGTATCAAGTCCAGCCAAGTCTTCCTGCTTTTCGTTAGCAGTAATTTTTTTACGCGTGAACTTACTTGCAGGAACCCTATAAGCAAGTTCAGACTTAGGCCTGTCCATACCGTCTTGAATTGGTTTAAAAAAGAACGGGTAGTTAATTGATATTGGAACCACCTTGTCTGTAAACATTTTTTTAGCATCCGCACCTGTTTTTGATAATATTCCAAACCTACTATCGCTTGATATTGTAGCTTGGTTAACTGTCTCTGCCGATGACATAAAAGAAAAACCAGATCTTCTGTTTTTAAGGTAGCACATGCCATAACATCTTTTATCTGCCTTACAAGCTTCCCAGAATATATAGAACAATCTGTTAGCTTCTCTAAAATCTGGTGCACCTACATCAATCTTGCTCCATTGCAAATACATGTAATGTGTACCTGTTATATATGTTGACGTGCCGTTGTTGTTAAACCAAAAGCCTTGCTCTCTGCGTTTAAACTCTTCATCTATATAGTCAAACCATTTAGCTTTGTTCTCCTCAGCATAAACTCTCCAGTCAAATATGTTTTTAAGTCTTGTTAATTCCTTTGGATATTCAAACTGTTTCCACTTTTTTTCCTCGTTGCTATACACACTACGTTCTTTCGGTAAAGCTATCTGAAAGTTTTGTATCTCGTATATCTCACCGATCTCACCAGTCTTAGATATAACTACAATATCATGCTCTTTGTTGTACCCGTACTTCCACTTTTTACCTTTGTTAAGTCTACTTATAGTAGTCTTTTTTATAGGCTCTACAACACTATATAGGTCTTGCTCGTACATTATTTAGATCTACCTTCTGCAAAACCTTTAAACACTTTAACCTCTGATTTGTTTTCTTTGCCCTCTAATATATTTTCTTCTTCTTGTATTCTACTCAATATTTCAAACGCGTCAAATATAGCTAGTTTCTTTGTCGCTGCAGCATTTTTTAACCTGTCAGCTGATATATCATCGTCAGAGTCTACAATAGCTTCTTTAGCTACTTTAATCAGTTCTTCAACTGCTTTATGTCCAGCTTGGATTATATTCTTCTTCGTCTCCTTGATATTCATATTTGATTGTAATAAAATTTGATAATACTCTATATAGTTTTTGACCGTCAATAATAAACTCATATTCTGAGCTTGGCCTAAAACCTATTAAATCGCCTTTGTTAAACGCGCCGTCGGTATACTTAACAATACCAACTAAAGGCTTTTCTTTATCTACGCTTAGCTCGCTTGTAGATTTTACTGGCGCCACAAAACAATATCCTTTTTGCGCTTGCCACTCGGTACCTTTATGTAAGAATATTTGATCTGGTTGTACTAAGTATGTTTGCTCATCAACATAACTTCTACTATTCTTTTCTATACCGTACTGATTGTGCCATCTTCTAAATACATTGTGATGAACTATAACTTTGTCACCAATTTTTATATTTGTATCACCAACCGTAGGTAGTGCTTTTACAATAGCTTCTCTACTAACATGTTGATGACTGAATATTTTAGTGTTTAGTATTAAATCTTTACCTTCTACTTTTTTTGTATTGTTGTATCTTGAGTTTAAAGGTGCTACAACGAAGTTGTAAACACTTTTCATTAGTACGTTAAATTATACTCTACAGATACAGCCATGTTTTTATTAAAGTCTTTCCAAGGTAAAACATCTTTACCTTTTTTAATATAAACGCTAAACTTATCGTCTTCTTCTAAGATGTCACATATAGTATGACCACCATACACTTCTTGCCCAACGGCATAGTGCATGGCGTCATTCTTATAATCTTTACCTATAGAAATTTTACGAATTAGCTTCGACATCGTAATTTATTTCTCCAGTTTGTATGTTAACATTAACAGTGCCGTACTGATCTTCTAGTTCTTTTTGAATAACTTGAAGTTTATCTTGTAATGAAGCTACTTCATGACACAACATGTGTTTTCTAGATTCTATTCTACCTATCTCCATTTGTGCATTGTTAATAGGTGAAACTACGTCTTGAATAGATTTTAACTGCTCGTCAGTAATATTTGTAGGTTTAAGGTCTACAACCTTTTCTTTCTTTTTTGCCATTTTATTTAATTTAAGTTAATTGTTGTTGTTTATTGTTCGAATTGTAATATAATTCTAATTGGGTGTATGTTGTAAACATAATCTTGGTGTGTTAATACACCTGTTGCTATAGCTTCTGTTAAAGTAATGCTAGTAGAACTATTTACTGTACTTACAGTTCCTATTACGGCATCATCGTGCGCATGTAGTACATCTCCAGGTAAAAAGTGTTCTAACACAGTCATACTAGTACCATCAGTTACTAAAGCGGTTCCTGGTGATGCTGAGTCAATATCAGCATCATTTATTCTTATTAAAGTTGTGAAAAACTGAGTTCCAGCTAACGCGCCTATATAAAACTTGTCAAAACCAACTGTTGATGCTAAGTCTTGATCAGCTGTTATAACTGTAGGTACTCCAGCAGGAATATCAGCTGTAGTTGTTGGAGTAGTTCCAATAGCTGTACTATTAAGCTTTGCTGGTGTAAAATCAGTATCAGCAAGTTCTACATGAGCAACTAAGTCATTAGAAGGTCTATTGTTAGCATCTGAATTTATAGTTCCTAAACTAACAGTGTTTGATTTTGAAATTAACAAAGACATAGCTTTAGCGTTTGCTGTAGGTGAAGCATCTCCTTTAGGTCTAACTAAAACTGTTGCGCCTATTAACTTGGCGCTACCTTTTGGTATTTCAAATTCTGTCCAGTCAAAAAGAACATCGCCAGCTGTAAATACGCCTATGTGTTGTTTTGATGCTGTTACTGTAGGTTTTATTTCTACTGTAAAATATTTACTCATAATTTTTTATTTTTTTATTTTTTCAAATGATCTACCGCCAAAATAAGCACCGATCACTGTTATTAATACTAATTGTAAAAGATCTATATAAGAATCTTTTACGTTGAAGTTAAGTTTACCAGCATCAATAAATATAAGTAGCATTGTACATAATACTAAAAATATTAATACTAGTGGTCGAACATTTTTGCTTAGCCACGAATCACTTTTCATATCCGCTTCCCAGCGAGATGTGATGTTCTTTTCCATCTCAACTTCGTAGTTAGCTATTAATTCTTTTATTTTTTGTTCTGCAGCAAGTTTTTCTTCACCGCTAGTGTGTAGATTGTCTATCACACTTCCAACACCTTTAACTAAGTCTGCTGCGCCACCTGAAAATAGTTTACCTAACATAATTTAATCTTTAATATCCACCACCACCACTATTGGTGTTAGGTGTTGATGTTACTGTTGGAGTTGTAACTGTTTGAGTTGTTGGTGTTGTTGCTTGACTGTGAGTTGCTCCACCCATAAAACCAGTCTTACCTTGATAAACGTGAGTGTGGTAACCAGTTAATCCATTTGCTCTAGCCCAAGCTAAAGCTTCTCTTCTTGTGCTGTATAAAGGTATGCCGCTTATAGTTGTTATTACAGACATATTATTTTTTAGCAAATTTTTCTAATCCACTTATACCAAAACAACCCAACACTACAAGCACAAACGAATCGTATACAAACTCATTAATCATTAAGTCTCTACCTAACCAACCAGTTATAAGATCTACTATCATAATTACACACATTATTGCAAATGCAATAAAACCGACTACAGATTTCTCATTCCACTCGTTGTTGTCTTTAAATATTTCCATAATTTGCATCTTTTTCCCAAGGAAAGTTTCCACCAGCCTCAGTCCATTTACCATCTACTTTAATCATATCTTTACCATTTATAGTTTCTCTTGGGTATGTAACACCATCATACTTAACAAAGTTATCGCCATACTCTAACTTACCTGTACGCATTTGTGTAGCATGTACCATTTCATGATTTAAAACTTGTCTTTCTTCAAAACTACCTGGTTGTATTTTATTACTTATAAATATACTACCGTCCATATTAGCTTCACCCATAATCCCAGGGTCTAAGTTCTTTCTAATAACAGGAGTACCTGGCACTGAAGCATCACCACCAGCTTCTTTACCAAAACGCATTTTTTTGCGTATCTCGCCGCTTGTAGCGTAATTACCTGTTTCTGATCCTAGTTTAAATCCCATTATTTTTTCACACAATCATTTACCATTACACCTGGTCTTGTAGGTGATTTTTTCATACCTACTTTCTTATGCGTCTTCCAGCATTTTGCAGGTGAGTTGGTATTTTTCATTTTAAATGGTGTTGAATTCTTTTTCATATTGTTGTTTTATTAGTTAACATCTCCATCTTCTTCTAGCAGCCTTACCTCTTTCACCTGTCCAACCTTTTGATCTTGCACAAAATGATTTTCTACGACCAGCGGCTTTACTACCAGGTTTTACTTTACCAGTAACTGCAGTTTTTAATTTACTACCTGGGTTTTTAGCTCTGTATTTTCTAACACCAGCAGCTGTCATACCAGCACCTTCTTTAGTTGTTCTAAAGTTTCTACCTTTACCTTTTGTTGTTTTTCTAGGTTCATTGCTTTTTTGCAATGGACTTCTTCTTCTACCACAACTAGTAATAGGGTTAGGGTGGTTCATACTTAAAGTAAAACCATCCGCTTTTGAAAACATACTATTTTGTTTTGGTGATCCTGGCATTATCTATTTTTATCTTTAATCATATCGTCTATAGCTTTGTTATAAACTTTATCTGTATATGATTTGTTATTATAGAATACGCTACGTTCAGATGTAGGCATGTCTTCTTCGCCTAATAATATACGGTATATTCTATTTATTAATTGTTTACATCTATATTAA